GGAGGTGGTTGCTCAGTATTTTCTTTAGCTGGCTTAGTACCCTCTGGTTCTCTAAGATCACTTGGAGGTACTACCATAGGTATGTAAGAAGGTACGTCTGCTGTAGGTAAAGGTATAGATATTGTTTGTATGTCGTCAACTGGTGGTAATACTATGGTGGGTATTTCCATTAATCAGCAGCTTCTATTGTATTTCCGTCAGCAACCCATTCTAAAAGTGCTTGATAGTGCCTATTATTGGTGTTTATTGGAACAATCATTGTAATATTATCAATAACACAATTAATATTTTGATTTTGTCCATCCCAAGCGTTATATTTTGCAAAAGTGATGTTCATTGTTAACTCCTATAATTCTGCGTCAGCAGCATAATGACCTTGCATCCGTATAACAGAGCCACTTGCTTGCTGCCTTGGATAAAACCCAGTTGAATCAGGGCCATTAGCCGAGTTGTTGTTTGCATGAAAACCAGTGTCTGGACTATACCAACGTCCCTGACTATTTCCATATGCTGTTAATGACGGAGAAGCTCTTTTTTCTACCTTAAATCTCACGACACCTCGATTAGAGTTATTATGCGAATCAGTAAAAAAACAACCATTTAATGATATAGAACTTGATGAACCGTTATTAGCTGGTGCAGTATCATAAGGAAAAGATTTTTCATAGTATCTCATACATTTTTGAAACTCATCTGAAAAACTGCGATGCTCAAAATCTGTTGCCACGCTGCCTACTTCTAATTGAACTCCTGTGATTTCTAAGGTTGCAGCATTTGTTTCGAACCATGTTCCTGTGCTATCTGGTGTTCTTGTTCCACTAGCAAAAGCACCCCATTGATTTAATGTAACACCACTATCCGTGTAATCTGTACCTGATAACCAGATCATTTCCCAATATAAACCTGCACCATTATTATTATCAATTTGTATATTAGAATTACCTGGAATTGTTTTTGTAACCTTTGTCCAAGTATCTTGAGTTAAAGAACCTGTTTCATAAGGGTATCTCTGTTGTGTACCATCTTGCGTTTTTAAATAACCATAGAAATTTTGAGCAACACTTGATTTAATCCAAAAAGATATAGTTATGTAAGAAGAACTAGAAGTGTAATTCCAACCAGAGGTTGCTAAATTTTGTGCTTCAATAGATGTTTCCATGAACAAAGAATCACCAGATTGGAATCCAGAACTTTGATTACCATTTGTAATTTTAAATGCTTTTCTAAAACCAGAAGTATAAGGTGTAGTTCCACTTGCTACATCTACTTGTGATTGAGTTAATGCAGCATCCCAACCACCTCCTCCATGATTAAACCTATCTACAGTTTGATAACCAGAAGATGCAGATGACGTACCACGTTGAGCCACTTGCATAGCTCCGTTAATTATTAAATTACGATTACTTAGGTTATTAGTTATATTCGCTGTGCATGTCCCATTGTCTGCCAAAGTTATGGCATCACTTGTTGCGGAATTGGAACGTATCCCGTCTACTTGTAATGTACTCATGATTTAGGATACTTATCTTTTGTTTCTTTTATTTTTGCCTTCCAAGCATCAATGCCCGAATGGTAAATTAAGTCCAACTGATCGACCACAGAGGGATACTCGATTGCTCTCTTATTTTTATACTCTTGTTTAACAAATTCAGCATCAACATCTGTTGACACCACATTTATAGAGTTTCCATCTTTATCTTCTGCTGTCCATTTGTCGTTTACTTCATCATAACCAACAGTTGCTGCATTATATAAAGAGTGTATAATATCAATTTTATCAATCATGCTGCTATTTCCATAACGATTAGGACAGGTGTAGTGGCATAACCATAACGTGCAGTTCCAGAACCATCTTGTCCAAATCTAGTTCTGTAATTAACTACGTGACTTGTATTCCAGCCACCTGTAGGGCCCACATCTACATGTATTAAACTCTGTGATTCCATACCACCGTTGCTACCATCACCTGTTTGGAAGTTTGCTACGTTTGTATCGTCTGTATTGTTTATCTTTCTTCTTAAACGTAAGAAGTAAGAACGACCAGAACTGTAGTTACCACCAACATTGAACAAGTGAATATACAAAATGGAGTTAGATGCAGTAGGTGTAATGTTTACATTATGACCAGACTCTACAGAGTCAGTCCAACCACCACTACTAGAGTTAGTAGTTACTCCACCTCGTTTATATTGAAACTGTAAAATCTTTCCACCTTGGTCAGTTGCCCATCCAAGGTTTCCAGATCCATCAGTTTTCATAATCTGGTTTGCACTACCATCCGCATTAGGTAACTTAAAAGCTACTTCAGTAGATGTAGGTGCAGAGGTAGGTGGGTTAAGCGATACGCTGTTACCACCCGAATGTTTTAATTTAATTGAACTCATTTTATCTCCAATAAAACGATAGAAGCACCTCTATATGCCGCCCATATTCTTTCAGCTTGATCTAATTTGTGCTGTACTTTATATGTAATAGAAGTACTACCATCTAATCCATGTGTGTGCATATTATTAATAGTCCAAGAATCAAACAGTCTCCGAGTACCGTTAGTTCCAGCAGAAGTAAATCTTACTTGTATTTCTCTTAACTGTGTAGAACTACCACCAGAAGGAGTTGCAACTACATTTATATAAAAACTTACTTCGTTAGTGCTAGGTTTATAACCAAAAGCACCACCTTCAACCATTACTAAAATTTTAGATCCACTAGAAGGAGTTATTGTTTGAGATATTCCTGTATCACTATAAGATGTACTTGTAGTTCCATCGGAATCACTTGCTAAATTTGCGTAGTTAGTTGATACTTGTTGGATAATAGAACCAGAGGACATAGCGGCATCTGGCAAAGCCGTAAGTCCTGTTACAGTACCATTTCCGTTTATTGTTATTGCCATAATTAAACTATTGTGTAAGTACTACCAGTACTAATTGTTAATGTAACCCCGTTATTTACAGTCACGGGCCCAGCACTCATCCCGTTCGACCCAGATGGAATTGTATGTGTTGTACTGATTGTTTGACTGTTTTCATATATTGCTCCACCAGCAGTTGTAGAAGCTACACCTGTTAGGTTTGCACCACTAATTGCTGGTAAAGTTGCAGGGAATCGAGCATCAGGTATAGTTCCAGATGTTAAATTACTCGCACTTAAAGCAGTTAAATCTACTTCAGCCCATGTTAGACCACCTGTATTACCAGACTGTGCTGATAAAAAATAGCCATTTGTCGGAGAGTTAGAAATCTTAAGATTAGCTTCATCTACTACATTGTCTGCAATAGTCGTTGCACCATCACCACTAGAAGTAACTTCTCCACTGTGGTTAGGGTGTGAGTAATTGTTAGCTGAACTAGCAATACCGTTTAATTTAGTATGGTCAGCATCAGTAAATACATTACTGTCACTTGCAGACTCTACAAGTGTACGTATCTCCGCAGCGGTCTGATCGGCTGTAGCACTTGCTTCTATGCCATCTAACTTATCGTGATGTGCTGTTGACATTACACCAGCAGCAGAACCAGTTGCTTCACTTATGGTTGCATTGTTTCCTGTGCTACTGTTTACAGTTACAGAACCTGTTGCTGTAGAAGTACTTAAGTTTGTAGTTGTGTTAACAGAGTTTGTACTTGCTGCTGTTATACGCCCTTGAGCGTCTACAGTAATAGCAGGGATAGCTGTGGCTGAACCATAACTACCAGCACTTACAGACGTGTCAGCGAGCTTTGCAGCTGTGACTGCATCGTCTGCAATCTTAGCTGTAGATATTCCTCCATCAGCTAATTTTGATCCAGCTATCTGTGCATTAGAATTAATCTTACCGTTTGTAATAGCGTTATCTGCAATTTTAGCAAGAGTTACTGAACCACTACTTAGTTTATTAGAATCTATACTATCATTAGCTATCTTTGCACCTATAACTGAATTGCTAGCAAGTTTTGCTGTAGTTATTGCTGTGTTAGCAATTTTATCTGATGTTACTTGAAGATCAGCAATATGTGCAGTATCTATTGAACCGTCAACATAATGTTCAGAATCTATACTGTCATCAGCAATCTTAGCATTTGTTACTGCATCTGCTGCTATTTTAGCTGTACTAACTGCATCGTTTCCTATACCAGCTGTGTTAACTGGTTGGAAAGTTAAGTTACCGTTAGCGTCTGTTACTAAAGCACCATTAGCTGAAATACTATTAGGGAATGTAAGTGTATAACTTGCTCCAGCACTGTGAGAAGGTGATCTTAGTTTTATACCGTGACTCTGTTGAGAACAGTTTAGCTGTAGTGTACCATCGTAACCGCCAGCACCACGTATCTCTACGACACCTGTACCGTTAGGTTCTATTTGTACGTTAGTATTACTGCTTGCTGTAGTAATCTTATTAGACTGAACATCCAAATTACCACCAAGTTGAGGTGTAGTATCTTGAACTACGTTAGCTATAGCACTACTAGATATACCATCTAATTTTGTACCATCAGCAGCTACGTCTCTACCATCTACGTTACCAGTTACAGTTATGTTGCCTGTTACGTCAAGCCCAGCATTAAGATCAACATTACCATTAAAATCAAATGTTCCGTCTGATGCAAGCACCATTCTTTGTTGACCATTTGTCTCGTCATAAATCCTAAAGTTACCGTTAGAGTTCCAAACAGAATAATCTGAATTTGAATCACTATCAGTTAATAATAATTTAGGTGCAGTATTTTCTATTGTCTGGTTACCAGTATAGGTGTTAGTACCTAGACCAGCTAAGTTACCAGTAGCTGTAACACCACCCTGCCAAGTACTACCATTATATACTCTAAGCTCATTAGAACCTGTATTAAAGTATAAGTCTCCAGCAGCTAGTGAGTTACCACTACCATCTGTTGATGGGTTAGAAGATGCTATCTGATATGTACCAGCAAAGTTGTTTACATCTGCAATATTAGTAGCAGTTGTATTTACGTTAGATATAGCACCACCTACAGTATTTACATTACTTATAGACCCTGCAACTGTGTTAATATTACTTGCGTTAGATACTGCACTGTTAATGTTACTAGCATTAGATACAGCACTATTTATATTAGAAGCGTTACTGTGAACTGAGTTAACATTAGATATGTTATTACCTACGTTATTTACGTTTGTAATATTACTAGCTGTAGTATTTACGTTTGCTATGCTACCAGCAGTTGTGTTTACATTACTAATAGAGCCAGCTACTAATCCTATATCAGTGCCGTCTGCTGCAACAATACCTATATCTGAGGCATCAGCAGCTACAGCATTTATGTTAGATGTGTTATTTGCAACTGTTGTAATGTTAGATGCAATACCAGCTACAGTTGTAACCTCTGTTGCTTTTGGTACTAATCTATGGAATGTATATTGTCTTGGTGGATTAGCACTACCATCACCGCTAGTTTGAGTTGTCTCTACAATTACACCAAAGCCTGCTGTAAGAACTGTAGATCCACAACCTGAGATAGTAACAGTGTTACCAGTTCCCGCACCGTTTGAAATAGTGACTATGCCACCGCTTGGAGTACGTGTACTAGATATAGCCTTGATAGATATAAGAGTACCAGTACCATTGTTTACATCAGGGTTAGATGTAGGAAAACTTGTTTCGTTTGCAATAGGTACAAAACCACCGACATCATCAACAAGGTCTATAATCCTGTCGTTGATAGCTGCGGTTGTAGCAATGGTTGTATCATTATCTGGAAATGTATCACCATCTTTAATAGTATCACCAGTACTTATGTTAAAGTATCTAGCGTCAGATTCTGTTTCTGTATAATATCTATTATCTAATTGACCAGCATCTAGCTCAGTCTCTGTATAATATCTGTTATCTAGTGACCCACCTTGAATCTTTGCATCAGTAATTGCACCATCTGCTATCTTAGCTGTTGTAACCTGTGCATCTGCTATATGTGCAGTGTCAATACTGCCATCTACATAATGCTCAGAATCAATACTATCATCAGCTATTTTAGCATTAGTTACTGCGTCTGATGCTATTTTAGCTGTAGTTATTTGACTATCTGCTATGTGTGCAGTGTCAATACTACCATCTACATAATGTTCTGAGTTAATAGAATCATCAGCTATATTGTCTCCATCTACTGCATCGTTAGCTAACTTAACATGTGTTACATTAGCATCTACAATGTTAGCTGTGACTACTGCATTATCTGCTAGTTTAGCTGATGTAACTGCATCGGCAGCTAGTTTAGCAGTAGTTACATTTTCGTTTGCAATGTGCTCAGTATCTATAGAAAGAGCTACATAATGCTCAGAGTCTATCTGATCGTCAGCTATCTTAGCGTTTGTAACAGAATCTGCTCCGAGAGCTGTATTATCTACTGAACCAGCAGCATAATGTTCTGTATCTAGAGAATCTGCTACTATGTGTTCAGAATCTATTTGATCGTCAGCTATAAGAGCATTAGTAATTTGATCTGCAGCTATATCAGCTGTTTGTATTGTACCATCTACTATATTAGCTGAAGTAACATAAACAGAAGATATTTGATCTCCGTCCCATATAGCTCCTTCTATTTCTAGTGCTTTATTTCTACCGTCTTGTGCTGTAAAGTTAGACTCAGTAGAAGAATTGTTAAGATCTGTGGCTCTTATAGTACTGCCACTTGCAAAGCTAGTATATGAACTGTCTGCATCTCTTGTTCTACGCTCACAAAATACTACTGCACCTTGCGGTAGAGCAGAGTTAAACGTAATGGTGTTGTTATCAGTGGAAAGTTGGTAGTTATATAAAGTTGTACCCGCAGATACTGCAGGGAAGTATAATCCATCTGTGTTATTCACCTGTGGGTGACTAGATTGTGCAGTACTACCAGTAGACTGGCGTAGCTGTAGCACTCTAGTACCACCCGA